GGCAACTACACAAGCAGTCAAAACCAAAGCCCTGCAGATGTGTTGTATGATTATTTAATCTCAGAAGTATTTGGCAAGGGATTAGAAAGAGATGAAAACGGAGCCTATATAGCAGGCAAACACATAGATTTAGCCAGTTTCCAACAAGCAAGATTAGATTGTGCGGCAGCTAGAAGCGGACAGGGATTTAACATTAATGGCTTCCTACAAACAGAAAAACAATTGTTTGATAATGTAGGTGAGATACTAGAAACATGTAATGGTATATTATTGTTTGTAGATGGCAAGTATGAATTCCGTATTAAAAAGCCAAATGAACAAGTGGGTATTTCTGATAGTTCAATATTTGACAAAGATACTATAATTGGAAAAATAGAACTAAGTTTACCAGACAAATCACGCAAACTAAACAAAGCAACCGGTGTATTCAATAACCCAAATACAAAGTACAATGATGATGTTGTTATATTTGATAACGCTACATACAGAGTAGCAGACAACGGAAGTGTACTAGAAACAAATGAAGACTTTACTATGATTACTGATGAAGATCAGATATTAGACCTGATTACACAAACGGTAAATATTAGTAGAGATGAATACACAATTAAGTTTACGGCAGCACACACAGCATTATTGTTACGCAGTGGTCAAGTAATTGAAGTTAGACATGATGAATTTGGTTGGGGTACTGGTGCAGGACAAAGTCAAAAGTTTTTCCGTGTACAAGAACTTAAACTAACTGAAGACAACACAGTAGACATAACGGCTACAACATACAATTCAGCATTGGAGTTATAAATGAGCATTATTACATTAAATTCAGGAACACAAGCACACTTTATGGCACAAGGTGGTGATGTACAATCAAGCATCAACTTAGACAGATTAAGTGATGTAACTGTAACAAATGTAGCAGACAACCAAGTATTGAAATATGACGCAAGTCAAAGCCAATGGGTTAATGTTGCAACTGGTGCCATTACAAGTTTAGATCAATTGAGTGATGTAGTTATTACAAGTGTACAAGATGGACAAAGTTTACAATATGACAACGCAAGTGGAAACTGGGTCAATAGAGACATTACAGCAAACTCAATAGATGGTGGAACTTACTAACTAAATGTAGTCATTTAAGGTGTCTTAACCGTCAAACTAGGACTATATACAGTATCAAAAAAACAAGGAAGTACTTATGACTAATCCCGCATATAAACTGGCAAAAGCTGAACCAGTAAAAATAAAGTCAGCAGAACTCAAACTATTATTCAAACATCAAATAGACTTAGAAGATTATCAAAAACTAGCACACTTTGTTTGGGTTAAACAAATCAAAGAAAACATTCCAGGAACATACAGTGTATATGCAATGTACAAAAATGGCATAGCAATTGCTACTAACAGTTTATGTATAAATGAATGGCTTGATGCACACAACTTACCACGCAAAAGACCACTACATGAATATACTGTAAAACAAAAGATGTTGTTTAACAGAGATGATATAGAAAAAATTGACAACAGAACTGATGAATTTAGTGAATACAAAAGAAAGCCAGGACGGAAAATAGGTGAAGCAGTAAACAGCAAACACGGAATTAGAGTAACAAGCCAAATATGGGAACTACATCAAGAAGGGTTTACACCGGCTGATATTAGTCATGCAATAGGTTGTACTGTAGCTAATGTTTATTATCACATAAACAAACAAAGAAAACTACTTGACAAAGCAGCAGATTAGTGTTATCATAAATACTATTAGTAAATTAAAACACTAAGAGTATTCCTACAATTAGACAGTTACATTCTCCAAATATAATGTTTAGTTTTAGTTTATAGTTGTATAAGGGTAATCTAGGAATTCATTGCCTAGCTCCAACAACACAATGAAGCGTTCTTAACGCTATCCTTATTGTGCCATGCCTTAAAGGCCCACTACTTTATACAATGAGTTACAAAAACCCGCAGAAATGTGGGTTTTTTCTTGACTAAAATACCAAACTGTGTTATAGTTGTATATAAATGTGTAGAGAATTCTGTAAACACGGTTTTTTTGCACTTTTTGATAAATATATATGTAACAATGAAGTTACTAATTAAAGGAGAAAACAAATGGATAAACTTCCACAATCAATACATAAAATAACAACTTATCATGACTACAAGATAGGGTTAAAAACCAGTGACTGGAGTCTTGGTCTAAATTCCAAAGGCAAGATAGGTGGTTCAATACTAGATAAACTACGCAATGCAGTATCCAATGATGATTGGATGCAACTAATAACTGTTGTAAAAAACAATGAAAGACACCTTCCAAGCAAACAATACAATGAATGGAATCAATCATTACTAAAACTAAGCAATTTGTTAGATATAAACAATCCCAAAGGATTACATTATGATGGTGAATTCACTGATTATATTGCTAACAAAAACAGTAATCCCAAACTTAAAAGTCAATTACAAAAGTGTTTATGGCAAATGATGGCATCAGGTGCTGAATGCTTGATCTTCTGTAACTATGAGGTTGAGGATTAATATGCTTTTTTTATATGAAAAATGTTGGCCACTATTAAGGATACTTAAGGATGTTAAGGACTATAAGGATGTTAATTATAGAGAAAAGGAAAATAACCTCATTGGGAGAGCTATGCTCTCTTTAACAATAATAAAGGAACAAATGAACTCTGTCTTTCAGACCACTCCGTGTGTAGAAGGAAAAGAGCAAGAGAACAATCAACAACAAGGAGAAAACAAATGAAGAAATTCAACCCCATAAAGAAAATACCACAGACAACTGTGCCAATAATGCAGTGTTGTTTGGACACTGAAGACTTAGACCAATTCCGTATTGCAGTTTATGACAACAGCAATAAAGATGGTAAATTAGATACAGTTGAAATAGACTTTGTATTCAATACACCTCAACAAGGCTGGGGCAAGAGCCAAAAAGTTAAACTACGCAATGATTTGTATAAGATTAACAATATTGCATACAAACAACCAGCCGCATTACAGTTTGCACAAGTTTGGTATGATCATGCAATTACACAAGCTAGAGCATTTGGCAAAAAGCATAACAGCAATTTGCATACAAAACTAGGCTTTCAATTTCACAATAGATACCACACAATTCCATATACATTCTTTAGCTACTGTAGTGTTACACATGAGTTTCTACTTCAAATTAGTATTCCAGATGCAGACAACAATGAGTTTACACATCATATGGAAGTGTACGGAGAACTAACAGAATTTAACAATAAAAACCTAAGATGGGAGAACTTTGCATGAACACATATAATATAATAACTGAGGTAGTATCAACTGAACAGCGTAAAGATTATCAAGTTGAACTAGAAGATTTCAAAGCACTAGAACAGTGGAAGTTTTTAAACAAGCTAAGTGGTGAAAAAATAATGATAATAGAGGAATTAAAACATACATTACACGGACAATACATTTTTAATGTAATAGAAGATAATGTTCCTTGGGATGAAGATACCAAATGATTAAATTACTACAACCACATGAATTAGGGTGTGCAAATCATCAAATGCAAATACTAGAAGGAACAGGACCACATGCATACAAGTTATGGTGTCCTATATGTAAGAAAAACAGAGGTTGGCTATCACGCAAAGATGCACTTAAATTAGTCAAGCCAAATAAAATAAATACAACAACAAGGAGCAAACAATGGTAGTAGAAATATTTTCATTCCACAGTGGAATAAGAGTAATAGATAAAAAAGAATATCCAAGTGATGACGCTTGGGAAAAAGACCTCTTTCTTTTAAAATTAAGTGGCACACATGTAGGATACAGACTTTATGATAACATTAATATGGCACAGTTTGATGCACTAAGTGAAACAGAACGCAATAACCTAAAAAATATTGCAGTATTTGACAAAGAAGCCTATATAGAACATGGGCATGGTATGTTGGGCAAGTTACAAGCTCAAAGAAACATACAAGCTATACAGGAGATTAGCAAATGAATTCAGAAAGAAACAATAACTTTAATAGATGGTGGAGAAAAAATCATCACACTAAACCAGCACATTATTGGTTAATCAAGCATTCAAAAAGATGTATGCACAACTATAATATTGCGCCAAATCAGTATGATCAAACAATGAAAATATTAAAAAGATTCAATCTAAGTGAATACAAAAGACTCAGTTGTGATGATGCAAGATTCTTATGGCGTATGACACATCCTACAATAAATGAAAGGCGTGAAAGATTACTATCAACTGCCATGTTCTTTGAAGAAAAGCGTGTAGCAGTAGGGCGGAAGTTCAGCAAGTGAATGAAGAAGAATTTGATGGTAATAGTGCCGCAACTGGCTTGCTAAAAAGAGTACACAGTAGAAGAAAGTTTTGGGTAGATGTATACAAAGCAAATAAATTACCATACATGTACAGAAGTCCAACTGAAGAAGAATTAGAGATTTATGTGCGTAAACTAGCAAGAAGTTACAAAAAGAAGAAATAGGTTGACCTACAATACTAATATGCATAAAATAAAGCATACAACAACAAGGAGAAAAGCATGATACACTATACAAGCACAATAATTAGCAAACACAAAACTGGTAAACTAGAAGGTTGGACCACTTGGATCAAGCGTGGTAGATCAAACCAATTTTGTAACGCATTAGATCAACACATTGCCGCTACACTAGATAACTTTTATTATGGGGAGACAGCGTAATGTTAAATGAATTACAATTAATCACAGTAAGCAATTGGTGCCAAAGTCAAACACTACAAGTAATACAGTGCATAAAAGATCTAGCCTCAGACCCAACTACTACACAAATTATAATGAACTGGCATCCATTGTAATGATTTACATAGCAATAGGTCTAATAATAATATATTTCTTAATACCTTAAAAAAGGCATAAAGAGTCTAGGATAAATAAAAGTACAGCATCCTTAATAAGGAAACTAACCTCACAATGTCCCTTAGTTAAAGCATTGTGGGGTTTTTCTATGATTAGACGCTCATATCCCTTCATACAAGCGTGATCACTTAGAAGTGTACACTAACCCTTCTGCCTAATAATCTTACAAAAAAGAACTAAATACAAACGCTAATCAAACAGTGGGGGTTCTGCTTTGATAGGCGGGCCCAGACTGTTTGCATTCCTTGTTGATGTCTGGGCTTTTTTCTACGGTCTCATTTTGGATAAATAAACTTGTAATACAAACAACAAGGAAACCAAACTATGCACAAAGAATTAGAAAAGTTAATAAGAAGCCTCACAGCCCTATCAAACCTAGCTGTTATATACCTCACTATTACTTGGGGTTACGCAGCTGTAGAGTTTTTACTAAGGAGTTTACTAAACTAATGGCAGCCACATACAACATAACAATTAACCAGAATGCAGACTTCCGCAGAGCGTTTCAGGTTAAAGAAGATAATGTAATACTAGATATTACAAGTTACACATTCAGCGGAAGATTAAAAGAAACATTCAATCATTCAGGACATGTAGACTTTACAACAGCCATTGTAAATGCTGCTCAAGGCTCATTTAGTATAGCATTAACAGATGCTGAAACAGGAGCTATGGATCCAGGTACTTGGGTATATGATATTATTATGACTGATGATACTGGAACAAAAACAAGATTGATACAAGGCAACGCATTCCTAAAACAAGGAGTAACACCATAATGACTGTATATACAACACTACCAACAGATGATGAAAATTTAGAAGTAACAGTAATAGATGATCCAGATTTAGTTGTACTGAACATTAATCCTGCAGCCGTTTCAGGCGGTGGTGGAGGTGGATCAGGAACTGTAACTAATGTAGCTACAGGAACAGGCTTAACAGGCGGACCAATTACTACTAGTGGAACAATAGCTATTGATACAACAAGTGACATAACCTTTAACAGTGTTACCTCAGACTTCTTTGGTGTACAACACTTTGTAGCTAAAGCAAGAGAAACTATTACGGCAGGGCAACCTGTTTACATAAGTGGACATTCAGGCAACACACCAGAAGTATTAGTAGCTGACTTTGATGATCCAACTAAGATGCCAGCATTTGGTATTGCTAGTGCAGACATTGCCAACAACAACAATGGCTCAATCAGTACATACGGTGATCTAAAGAATGTAGATACAACAGGAACTGCAGAAGGTGAAACTTGGGCAGTAGGTGATGAACTGTTTGTTAATGGATCAAAACTAACAAATGTAAGACCAAGCTCAAGCACAGAAGAAATACAAAAGATTGCTAAGATAGTCCGTGTACACGCTAGCACAGGACAAATGTTCTTAATGGGTGCAGGTAGAAGCAATGATACACCAAACCTTGCACACTATAATGTATTCATTGGTAATGCAGGTGGTGTAGAACAAAGACAATTAGATTATACAACAGACATTTTAAACACACCTAACTTATCAAACTTTATTACCGCATCAAGCACAGACACATTAACAAACAAATCAGGAGCTATTAGCCAATGGACAAATGATGCAGGCTATATAACAAGTGAGACTGATAACCAAACATTAGCATTTACCACACCAAACCTCAGCATCTCTAATGGTAACAGTGTAGACCTTAGTGCATTAAACACAACTACACTGGCGTGGAGTGCAATTACTTCAACACCAACAACTATTGCTGGCTAT